GTAAACTGCTTCAATAGGGGCATCCTCTCCATTAGAAGAAGATCCTATGAATAATCGAATAGGATCAGTCACGAGCTTTATAGAACATTCCTGTTCTTCCCAAGAAACCTTTTTGCATTGTTGATTCTTTTCTAATCGCCTCAGTTTCTACTTCGTCAATATCAAATCCATACTCTGAAAACTTATCTACCCAATATTCTTGAGGTTGCTCATTGACGTGATGGTGACCGCCCCATCCCGGAGGAGCAGCAGTAACTACAACATATCTGCATTGCATAAATGCGTCCATATAATTTGGAATATATTTTGCTTCAACATGCTCTAAAAATTCTACCGACCAACATAAATCAAAATAATCATCTAACGGTGCAGGTCCTTCGGTAAAATCATGGATCATAACATTCAGTTCGCCATAATCTAAAGTATAATCTCCATCAATACCAAATGCGCTAACACCACGCATTTCTGCAATTTCTAGCATGCCGCCAGTGCCGCACCCAACGTCCAGCATTGTTTCGATGTCGAATTTGTTTTTAACGTATAAAAACGCACCACGATCTGTGTGCGTTTTATTCAGATGACCCCCGAGATGCTCTGGTAGAGTATCTTGATTTTTCTCTGATGTGGTCTGGAGATTTGTGCCACTTGCCATTGATATTACCATTGATATAACCATCCTCTTCTAGAACTCCGTGAAGAAATTGCTCACGGACCTCTTCATAATTTACACGACCTTTAGTAGAATGTAAAGATAATATATCTCTTCTAAAGTTTTCTTTGCCGTGCTTTTCAATTTCTGCTTTCAACTCATCACTTGACCCATAATAATCTTTCCAATTTGATTCAGATTTCGTACGTCTCTTGGCTTTTTTAGAAACCTTTCTGCTTGAGTAAAAATATTTTCGCCCAATATATTTCCTATTATCTATCAGGGACGTAATAAGATAAACAAATCCAGCATAACCATTGATGTCGGGAGTGTCGAATGGTTGCCCATCAAGTAACCAAGGGTTGTCGTACATAGTTTATTTCTCTGAATCAAATTCATCAGTAAATTCTTCCTCTTCTATATAGTCATCTTCATCGTCATCAATTCCAATGTCGAATCCGCAAAATGGACAAAAACAAGGATTGTCCCTAACTGCTTCACTATCCCACTTAACGATAAATTCCGCACCACATGATGGGCACTCTGTTTCCTCCTCTAAATCTGAAAACAGCGTCATACCAATTTGCCTATCTGTTTGAAGGGAATTAAATTTCCATAAGAATCACGAACTAATTCACCATCTACAACACCAACCATTTTCCTTTTGGTGCCATACATAACAGGTCTAACCTCTTTATTTTCGATCATCCGTTTCCTAGCATTAGGATCCTTTAAATTATTTTTCCTTGCCATTTACACTACTCCATCTTCTTCTTCATAGTTCCAACTACCAGATAACCCAGCAACCTCATATTCAGTCACACGGTTTTCAAAGAAATTTGTGTGATCCGCACCATTCAGTATCCATTCTAACCAAGGTAAAGGATTTTCCTTAACTTTGAAATTAGTTTTCAAACCCAACTGAAGTAACCTTCTATCCGTTATATATCTTATATAGGATTTTACTTCAGATGCGCTTAGACCCTCCACCTCACCTAATTTATATGCAAGATCAACAAACTTATCTTCTAATTTAACTGCGACCCTCGCCATATTATATATTTCAGATTTAAAGTCGTCATCTACAATTTTAGGATGTTCCACACAAAACTGTCGAAATATTTTTGAATTACCCTCAACGTGCATAGACTCATCACGAATAGACCACTCAACAACCTTGCCCATACCTTTCATCTTGCCGAATCTTTGAAAGTTAAGCAACATAACGAATGACGCAAACAGCGCAACACCTTCATTGAATACTGACTTCGCAACAGCTAGACCTAACCCTCTCATTGAACCTATATCTGACTCCTGCATAAACTCAATCTTATCAACCATCACCTTATATTCTAAGAACGCATGATACTCACTGTCTGGTAGACCTAGTGTTTCATTCAACAATGCATATGCACGTTGATGAATACCTTCTCGAGCTGCAAAAGAACCAAGCATATTACGAATTTCATTATTTTTAAACTTAGGAATAAATTGGTCATAATAGTTCTGACCCACTGCAACATCCGACTGAGTAAATAAACGCAAAATATTAGTTACATATTCTTTATCAACATCCGTTACCTTATCGGATTTCCAATCAGAAATATCCTCTGATAAATCAAGTTCATCTTCAATCCAATGTGCCTTTTCATGTCGAGTAGTAATTTCAACTGCCCAAGGATAATGAAATGGTTTATAGGTTTCACTGAATTGAAGCAAACCACCACCGCTTCTTTTCTTTATTAGTTCGTCGCCAACTTTCATCAGATCATCATAACCACCAATATGATCTTCATTAAGAAATATTTGTGGAACCGAATTGATACGGCGAATCTGCATGTCTTCACCTACAACTTCGGTCGCACCATTTATAGTTTGATAAAAAGCAAGACGCTCTTCTTCGTTATCCATAAGTTCTTCATTATATTCAAAACCATGAGTGTCTAACCATGACTTCGCCATATCGCAAAAAGGACAAAGTGACTTAGTGACTACGCGGATACTCAACCCTGACATGCTACACACTCTTCCTGAGTCATTGCTTGTATTGCCTGTGTCTCATAGTCTTTAAGTGCATCGCGAACAACTTTCGTTGATACATTTTCCGCTTTGTTTGAAGTTTCTGTCCTCAAATAGTACATTCCTTTACATCCCCATTTCCAAGCATTGTAATGAACCTTATGTAAATCCGTACGCAATGCACCCGCAGGAAAAAATACATTAAGAGATTGACCCTGACAAAGATATTCCTGACGATCAGCTGCTAATTTTACGATTGCATTTTGATCTATTTCGATTGCTGTTTTAAATACTTCTTTCACTTTATCGGGTAAAAACTTTAGATGTTGAACTGAACCACCATTTGTTATAATAGAGCTCCATACCTTTGCTGTGTTCTTACTAACCTTTTCTAGTTCTTCTTCTAGATAAGAATTTTTGACTAGACGAGAACCAGCACGAGTTCTATGAGTATAAGCATTTGCCTTATTGGGTTCAATTGAAGGGGAAGTGTTTCCTATAATAGAACTATTAGCATTGGGAGCAATTGCAAGAAGATGAGAATTTCGTCGACTCGTCCCTTCCATATCAGGGCACTCACCTCGCTCTTCAGCTAAAACTATTGTTTCCGCTACAGCTTCATCTTTAATATGTTTGAATATAGTTCTATTCCACTCCTTTGCATCATCAGATTCGAAAGGAATACGTTTATGGTGTAAAAATGAATGCCAACCCATTGCACCAAGACCAAGGGAACGCTCTTGCTCAGCAGAATAACGTGCTCTGCTAATTTCATCCCCTGCGTTGTCGATAAAAAATTGAAGAACATTATCAAGAAACCGAATAAGATCTCGTATCATTGGAGTGTCTCTCCACTCTTCAAATTTTTCAACATTTACAGATGACAGACAACAAACAGCGGTTCTATCCTCATTAGTTGGTAGATGAATTTCATTACATAAATTAGACCCATTAATCTTAAGACCCTTATCCTTCATAGTTTGCGGAAGAGCGCGATTAGCAGTATCTATAAAATTCAAATAAGGTTCACCAGTACGATAACGAATTTCTAAAATCGTTTCCCATAATTTTCTAGCTTTTGTAGTATCGCGAGCAGTGGAATCATTAGGATCAACCAAATCCCACATTTCATCACGTTCAACTGCGCGCATAAACGCATCAGAAATATTAACCGCATGATGAAGATTAAGATTCTTACGATTCACATCACCTGTAGGAATACGCATGTTAAGAAACTCAACAATATCTGGATGAGAAACGTCCATGTAAGAAGCATACGAACCTTTTCTAGTTTTGCCCTGACGATACGCAGTCATATCAGCATCTACTGTGTGTATAAAAGGCATTGGTCCCGGAGCTTTATCTGACACTGCACGAATATCACTCCAA